TATAGCGGGTAACTGTAAGCTTTATGTACAAGGTGATTATTATACTGAAGTAGATGGAAATCAATACATCACTGTCAGGGGAGATCGCGTCACAAAGATACAGGGTAATGATAAGAAAGAAATAATGAGTGATGAATTTACTCAAATAAACGGCAACAAGACTATGCGTGTGTCAGGCGATCGTAAAACTATTATTGATGGAAACTATACAGAAACGATTGGCAAAGATAACAAGATACAAATTAAAAAGAATGAAGTGAAGACAGTATTTGTAAATAGTAAAACTACTGTTACTGGGAACACAAATATAGTCACGATTAGAAATATGCAGGTCGGTTCGGGTCAGAATATGAGTATTGCTTCTAAGGGCACGTATGATTTAAAGGTGGGTGGAGCTGCAACTATGGATTTTGATAGTACTCTAAAAGAGAGAGTTACAGGAGCTTCACATCTCACATTTGGTTCTACTCATTATGTTCAATATGATGGAGTGAATACATTTACTCACGTTGGTGATAGAAAGATTTATATTAAAGCCGATACGTTTGCAAGACACGATGCTGGTACAGATTACTCTTGTAGCTCTGATCCAGCACGATCTGGCGCCAATGATTGCTCCACACCCGAAACACCAACGGCACCATAGGAGAGTTAAATGGCTATATCAGTTGATCTCAACCTATGCGGCGTTGATCTGAAAATACAGGGCATTGACAATGCAATGCTTGATATCGAGTCTAAGTTAGCTGAACTTACTTCTGGTGCAAAAGGTCTTGCTGGAAATCTAGATAAGATTCAAGGTGAATTGCAAGCCAAGATGGCAGCTATGCAAGCTGAAATGGAAAGTCTAATACCTGATATCAAAGCTGAGCTGCCAAATCTTCAAGTTGAAATGAATAAGCTATTAGGTCAATTAAACAACCCAATAAATTTCTCTTCACAATTAAATTTAATTAAAGAAAAGTTTGGTAATATTCCTGGTGTTGATATTGATGATTTAGTTTCACAATTAAAATCAAATCCTTTTAATTTTGATCCATGTAAACTTGTACCAAATTTTGATGTTGAAGAAACTATTGATGAGGATGGAGCTGTTATTTACATTCCTGTTAAAAAGGGATTGACACCAGACGTGCCTGTTGTAGATGCTAAAAAATTACCAACTCCTCCTGAAGTGAAAAAGACAGAAGATGTCACGCCAAAACCTGATGCGAGCATCGCTGAAAAAACATCATTAGAAGAAAAACAGTTGGGTGGAGCTTCGGTCCCACCTCCAACCAATCCAGTAGTTAAATCAGGGAAAACTATTACGGTTCCCACACCACCTTTATTGCAGGCTGTTAATGATGCAATAGATAAAGCAGAATTTTCAGTTGATGATCTTATTAGAGGCCCATTTGTATTTACCGCGTCCACACAAGGTAGAAATAAATCCGGTACATTTGAAGAGGGTGGAGCTGAATTTTGGAGACCAAACAATTTTCCTACACAATTAGCATTTGAGGAACATGTTGTTGCTTCTTTATTCGCAAATTTTTCCCTTGCTGCCAGAAGAATTAAAGCCATCGAAAAAAAGAGCCCCGAAGAATTGGCAAGACTTCGAGCAGCTGTTCCAAATAAGTATGATAAAAATATCATGAATGAGGTTATACAAGCTATTAGAGCATTCATACAGAATGGATTGCCTCCTGGCACAGGAAATGATGGTTCAGGTGCAGGAACATTTAGTATTGTCGGTACAAAAGCAACAGTAAATGCGGCACAATCTCAGCGAAGTGCAGTGCCAAAACCAGATGGAACTTTTGGTAAATTTAGTGTTCTCGTATAATCATTATAAATAATAAAAAAATAGAGATAATCGATGCCAGAGATTAGAGAACCAATATTTAAAGATATTCCTATTTCGTTTACTGCGCATCCAGTCACTGGAAATGTAAAGAGCTTGAGCAACCGAGATGCAGTAAAGCAAAGTGTTAAGAATATTGTTTTAACTAATTTTTATGAGAGACCTTATAATCCCATACTAGGTGGCGATGTATTAGCAAAACTTTTTGAGAATATGGGACCCCTAACTGAATATGAGATTTCAAATAATATCCGTGAAGCATTAGATAACTTTGAACCAAGAGCTGAAGTGGATGAGATAAAAGTAGATGCTTTAGAGGATCAAAATGCGCTGAATGTAACTATTACATTTAGAATAATAAATGATACTGATCCAGTGTCGGTCACAGTATTTTTAGAGAGAGTTAGGTAAATGGCTGCAAATTCGTCCATTAGTGTCACAGATCTAGACTTTGATTCCATCAAAGCTTCTATGAAGACATACATCTCTTCAAAGCCAGAGTTTACTGATTACAATTTTGAAGGCTCTACGATCTCTATGCTTCTTGATTTGTTATCGTATAATACATACCAGAACGCTTTTTATACCAGCATGGTAGGCAACGAGATGTTTTTGGACTCTGCTCAATTACGAGAGAGTGTTGTTTCTCGTGGAAAGATGTTGAACTATACTCCAACATCAGAGAAAGGCGCGAGTGTATATGTGAACATTGATATCGCGACTACCGACTCTCCTAATTTTGTAATCATTGAAAAAAATACTGAATTTTCGTCTACTGTAGATGGTCGTACTTTCAAATATGTCACTCCAGAAGCCACAACAATTTATTCGACAACAGGCACGTTTTCTGCAAATGTGGAGATTGTTGAGGGTAGACCACTTACACACCAATGGACCGTTGACACAAATAATCCAGTTAAATACATTTTACCAAATGACAAGATCGACACACGGTCTATTGATGTAGTAGTACAAACAAGTGCTACAGACACATCTACAACAACATATAATCTTGCCGACGATATAACTGAAGTGAAAGCAACAACTCCGGTTTATTTCTTGCAGGAAGTTGCTGATGAGCAATACGAAGTTTATTTTGGAGATAACGTTATTGGTAAATCTCCAGACGATGGAAATATAGTAAAGATCTCATATCGTGTATGTAATGGCGAAGATGGCAACGGAGTGTCCTCATTTACCAATCCATCTAGCATTGCTGGTTATACTACATTTACAGTATCTGTAAATGGGTCGACGGCCGGAGGGCAATCAAAAGAAAGCATCGATCAAATTAAATTCAATGCACCAAAGAATTTTGAAACTCAAAACAGAGCTGTACTTGCAGAGGATTATAAAAGAATTATTTTAAGGGATAATTCAGATTTCGGTTCAGTTTCAGTTTGGGGTGGAGAGGAGAACGATCCACCGATATATGGTAAGGTCTATATTTCAATCAAGCCAAAAATAGGCACGTTGATTTCTTCAGATAGAAAAAACTCCATTAAAAATTCTCTCAAAAAATATAACGTGATGAGTATTGATCCAGAATTTGTTGATGCTAATTATCTTTATATTGTGCCAACAATTAGTGTGTATTTTGATTCAACTAAAACAGCACTAACGGCAGCTCAAGTTCAGTCAAAAGTTTCCGATTCTATAACTGCATTTGAAACAAATAATCTTGGCACCTTTACAAATAGAAGATTCCGATTTTCTAAATTTGTAAATGCTATTGATTTTTCTGATGTATCTATTACCAGCAGCTTGACTGATATTTTGATGGAAAGAAGATTTCAGCCAAGCACCACAACAATATCTTCATACAACATAGCATTTAACAATAAGCTGTATAACCCACATACTGGTCACAAATATGCAATTAGTTCAAGTGCTTTTACATTTAAGGGAAGGGCAAATTGTTACTTAGACGATGACGGTTCAGGTACATTAAGAGTTTACTATGTCAGTACAAATACTAGAGTATATGTCGACACAAATATTGGAACTGTAGACTATACCAGCGGATTGGTATATTTAAATAGTTTCTTAACATCAGCATATGGATCACAACTGAGTATATATGGTGTACCAGATTCTAAAAATATTGATTCAGTAAGAAATCAAATTCTTTTAATTTCAAATGCACAAATTACAATGTATGATGATGCTACTACCAGACTCATTGCTACAACTGTTACAGCAAGCACTACTGGAGTTACGGTGAATAGGCCAGATACTGGCGTAAATACAGTGGTATACTAATCTATGTCTACTGACAAAAAAATATCGACTATTGTCGATCAGCAGTTTCCGTTCTTTGTTCGTGACGATGGTCCGAATCTTATCGCGTTCGTCAAAGCATACTACGAGTGGATGGAGCAGGCTAATAATGCAATTGAAGTATCAAAGAATCTTTTAAATTACCAAGACATTGATAGCACGTATGAGAAGTATTTAGAGTTTTTTCACCGTGAGATTATGGATGATATTCCTCGGGATGTTTTGGCTAATAGAAATAAACTCGCAAAACATATTAAAGACTTATATAGAGCAAGAGGATCTGAGCTTTCATATCGCTTGCTGTTTCGTGTACTGTATGATGAAGAGATTGAATTTTATTATCCAGGAGAAGATATTCTTCGAGCATCAGATGGTCGATGGGTTTTAGAAAATACGATTAGAGTTGGTCCTCCAAAATCTGCATCATACAGTACGGAAGCATTTCAAAATAAATCAATCGTTGGATTAACAAGCGGTGCAACGGCTCGTATTGATAACATAGTTGCTGGTCTCAGTAGTGGTGTTCTCGTCGATGAGTTTTATCTCATAGATATCGATGGAACATTTCAAGACAATGAAAAAGTGGCGCTATCTGATGATAATACAGTATTCGGATCTATATTTGCTGTATCTGGTCCACTGCAGGGAGTCACCGTTCAAAAAGGTGGTGCATTTCATCAAGAGGGTGATAGTGTAAAATTTCTAGCAACTACAGGATCAGGCGCAAACGGCGTAGTAGTTGAAACTACTGGGGATAGTGCGGTACAGTGGTCTATTGAGAGAGGTGGTTCTGGTTACTCATTAGACGCAACGATTACTATTAATCATGGATCTGGTTTAGAAACAGCGTTTACTATTGACACGCTCGCAAATACAGAAGTAATTCCTATTTGTCAAGATACAATTTTGCCCATGGCAAATGTTGTATTAAATACTGGTCCAAAATTTGTTTCACTTGGTGCAAACACATCTTCTGTAAGTGCTAACCTTGCACTGGCAAATGTTTCTTCCACAATTATTTCGGGTCTGAATTTTGTTAACACGACGTTTGGAACAATCAATTCCATTTCGACAACAAACTACGGATATGGATACAGTCCTACATTACCGTCGGCGACCGTTGTAGAGGAAAGTATTGCTGCTTTAAATACTCCTGATCCAGATGGTGGCTATAAAGGTAAAAATGCTGCAATCATATCTGAACACGCGCCAGGCGCAATTAGTACTGTTCGCGTTGCTAATTTTGGATCTGACTACAGTCGCTATGAATCTGTCACAATTCAAAATTTAACCAGAGCAGGTACTCAGAGTGCTGTTGGTGCTCCAAATATTTCTGGTGTAGTAAATTATCCTGGTAAATATATTGATACGAAGGGTTGGCTATCTTGGAATAATAAGCTACAAGACAATTATTACTATCAAGAATTCTCTTACGAAATTAAAAGCGATCAATTTACAAATACTTATAGACAGCTCGTGCAGGATATTTTACATCCTGCTGGCACGAAGATGTTTGGTCGAATTCGACTGTATTCAGGTCTTGACACAACAGTTGTGTCAATCGATCAGTCATCAATCAAGTATAATATTGAATCAGAATTCTCTATCGATATTCCAACAGTTGTTTCTGATACCGAATCCGAATATATAGAAACTGTAGCGAATACATCACCAGAAATTACTTACAATACACTTGAAGCAACAACTACCGTAGCGACTGCCGAAACTGATATTCTTGTATTTACACTAGGCACGGGTAATCTGTTTATTGCCAATAGTGCTCTTATCAGTGCTTACGCGGCAGTGACTGTAAATGCTTACGCTAACGTGCCCATAAGCTTGTTGGGATCATCATCATTCGTCTATGGTAATAATACTATATTCCAAGTTGAGGTACCATCGAGCAATACAAGACTTCTGATTGTTGATTCAGTAAGGTCTACTAACGGAGCATACTTTACAAATGCTACATATTCTAACACATCATTGAGTCTGAAGACTAATTACTTTGCTAACACACTATCAAATGCCGTATTTTATGTAGCTAACACCAGCTCTTAATTATAAATAAACTAAAATGGCTAGTCATGAGGATTGAAATACAATGCCAGGAACAGTAACAAGAAGATTCCGCGTTCATAATGCTGAACAATTCCACGAGGCATTTAGTGAAGCGGCATCTACTAAGATGTATTTGTACATCGCACGTGTATCAGCTTGGCCAGATGATGCTAATCCACCCACACCCACGGACAGCATTCAGCAGACAGAGTACGATAACTGGAAAAAGATGATTGCTGCTAAAAGAGTGCAATCAGCTGATGTAACTTTTGCTGTTCCTCGGTATAACTGGACTACTGGGACTGTATACAGAGAGTATGATACCACATCAACAACTCTATTTGATGCGCCAGCCAGTTCCAACTCTTATTATGTTGTAAGTAGTTCCTATAACGTATACAAGTGCATGTTTAATAACAAGGGCGCAACTTCTACAGTCGAGCCTACTGGTACTTCTACTTCAATTCTAGCAACTGCAGATGGATACAAGTGGAAGTTTATGTATACGATCGATGCTGGTTCAGCACTTAAATTCTTGACAGATAACTGGGCGCCAATCAAGACACTCACATCAGATGATGGCTCTGCACAATGGGATGTTCAGGCAACGGCAGCAAACGGTTCAATTGATATTATTGATGTTCGCACTGCGGGTTCATTATACATGACCAATTCCGGTACACTCGCCGCAGTAGCTGATGGTGATACAATGACACTTGCTGCTGGCGCAAATACGACTGATAATATCTACAACGGATCGGCGCTGTATATTGCTTCTGGTACTGGTTCTGGTCAGGTTCGCGAAATTGTCGACTATAACGGTGCTACAAAAGTAGTACAGCTTGCGTCTGTATTTTCTGTTGTCCCAGATACTGCATCTACTTATGTTATTGGGCCTAAAGTTACTATTAGTGGTGACGGTACCGGCGCTACTGCTTTTGCAAATGTCACTACCGCATCTTCAAATGCTGTAAATCAAGTCACAATGATTTCTACAGGAAGTAATTATTCTGAAGCCACGGTCACACTTACTGGTAACTCATCTCATGGTTCTGGTGCTACTGCGGTAGCGTATGTTTCGCCTCCGGGTGGTCACGGATCTGATCCAGTCGGTGAGTTTGCTGCACACAATGTAATTTTGAATGTTCAGCTTTCAGGTGCTGAGTCAAATACATTCCCAACAGTCAATGATTTCAGAACAATTGGTCTGCTTCGTGATCCTCAACTAGCCAACGGCGCTGTTGCAACTGGAACTCGCTATGACCAGACAACTCGCCTAACACTTACGAGTGTTTCTGGTACTGGTGATTACACGCTAGATGAAACAATCCGTGGTGGTACATCGGGCGCTGTTGGTAAATTTGTAAAATTTGCAAACACAAATGCAGCAAATACTACAGGTGTTGTTCATATCATTGATTCAGTTTCAAACGGCTCGTTCAGTACATCTGAAACAGTAACTGGTTTGACGAGTGGTATTACTGGAACACTCAGTACTATTACATTACCAGGAGCAAGTGGATTGGTTCCATATACTGGAGATCATGTATATGTTGAAAACCGTGGACCAATTTCACGCGCCTCTGATCAGATCGAAGACATTAAACTCGTAGTGAAGTTCTAAGGATTTAGTTGAATGGCATTCGCAAACACTGCATCTCTATCGACAAACCTCAATGTCGATCCATATTATGATGATTTTGATGAGTCGAAAAATTTTCATCGAGTATTATTCCGTCCTGGTCTAGCAGTTCAAGCAAGAGAGCTCACACAGCTTCAATCAATTTTACAAAATCAAATTGATCGGTTCGGCGAGCATATCTTCAAAGAAGGCAGCACTGTTCGCGGCCTAGAAATGAACTATGATAGAAATCTGAAATTTGTGAAATTAAGAGATGCAGATCAAAATGGTACAACTGTAAATGCTGCAGCATTCGTAGGATCAACAATCACTGGTAGTACAACCGGTGTTAAGGCATACGTAATTGATTCTCTTGACGGTGCGGAAGCAAATAATCCAAACATCAAGACTCTTTATATTCGATACACCAGTTCAGGAACTCTCGGAACAACATCAGCTTTTCAAAGCGGAGAAGTTTTAACATCAAACACATCTCTTTCTGCTAATGTAGTTACAGCAAATGCAACTGTTACTGCTACTGGTACTGGTTCCAGAATTTCTTTTGGTGAGGGCATTTTTTATGCCAAAGATCACTTCATTCGTGTTCCTTCATGCAATACCATTGTTGGTAGGTATGATGCAAACACTAATTTGAAAGTAGGATTTAAGATCAATGAATCACTCGTGAGTTCAGACAGTGACACGACTCTTTTAGATCCTGCACAGGGTGCTTATAACTATGCAGCTCCCGGCGCTAACAGATTAAAGCTTGATCCAGTCATTACAGTCAAAAGTCTGACTGCGACTGATGATGAAAACTTCGTGGAAAGAATGCGGATCAAGAACGGTGATCCGTATATGAAACAAGACAAGCCAATGTATTCTATCATTAATGAATATATTGCAAGAAGAACCTACGACGAATCCGGTGACTATATCGTAAAAGGTTTATACGCAAAGGCAAGAGAACATCTTAACACTGCGAACAACGGTGGTTACTATACTGCTGGTCAGGGCGGCGATTCAAATAAACTTGCGATCACAGTTGCTCCAGGTAAGGCATACATCAAAGGATTTGAAACCGATCTTGTGTCATCTCGTGTTGCTGCTATCGATAAGGGTACAGATTACGAAACAGTTGATGATCTACCTATTACAATGCAGTATGGCAACTATATTCAGGTAAATGAAGCAGTTGGTACATGGGACATTAATGGTCACGATAGAGTTTCTTTCTATGATACTCCATTCAATGCGATTTCAAACGGCACATTCTCTACCTCAAGTGTTACTGGTAGAACTAAAATTGGTGAAGCTCGTGTAAGAGCATTCGAGCATTCATCTGGCGAAAAGGGTGATGCTGATTGCGTGTATAACATGTACATTTATGACATCGCAATGACTGCAAACAATATCAGCGCAGTTCGTGGTGTTTACTTTGATGATAGCACATACGATGGCGTTGCAGATAGCGTAGTAACAACTGGTAATACTGTACTTAGCGAAACTAAGTTTAATACTGGTGTATTCAATATTCCATCTTCTTATATCAAAACAGTTCGTGAAGCTGATGGAACTACGATTGACAATGACTTTATCTTCTATGATGAATTTGATGTTACGCTTGCTGCCGATGGCACTGTTACAGTCACAACCGATGGCGCAGATGAGATCTTCAATCTATCAACTGGTGCCGTAAGCGCAACAAACAAAAAATCAAATTTCCATATGGTCCTCAAAGGTTCGGCAACAAGTTCTGCCAGTCTCGGTACAGCTACGCTTTCCGATCAGGGTCATACGATCAGCTTCACAGGCGCATCTTCCAAACTTAATGTTGGCGAGGTCATTGCCGTTGCTGGTTACTCAAATACGTTCACAATTAACAGTGTTGCAACAAACTCATTCACAACATATGAGCTTGGATTAAATGCAACAGCTGGAGCTCTTACCAAATCATTCCAGCCAGGGCAGGTAATCAATCTCTCTGGTGTTGGTGGCGATGGTGGTTCACGATCTGTTACAATTGACTCTTCAACACAAGCATCAATTGACATCGATGAGACACTTTCATCTGGTACTACAGCAAGAGTATTTGCTAAACTAAAAAAGCAAAATGGCCAAGAAATTGCTAAGACCATTAATGAAGGTCGTTATGTTGAGCTGAACATTTCGCAGGGTCACTCAAACACACAGGTTGGTTCTCCCGGGACTTCTGGACCATTCAACCTTGGTCTTTCTGATGGCCATAAGCTACGTGAAGTTCGAGTAAAAACAGGTAATACATACTTCGCAAATACAACCGAAGGCACAGATGTAACAAGAGAGTTTGAACTTGATACGGGCATGCGTGATAATCTTTATGCGCACTCAAAACTTGTACTCAAACCAGGTTCTACTCATACCATTGCGAACGGTAATGTATACCTCGTTAAACTTGACTTCTTTACGCATGATACATCATCCGGTGTTGGTTATTTCTCCGTTGATTCATATCCAATTGATGATGTGAACTCAGCGAATACTACTGCTATTCAAACTGCTGAAATTCCAGTCTTTACTTCACCAACAACAGGAAATAGGTTTGATCTTAGAGATTGTATTGATATTCGTCCTCGCATCATAGATACTGCAAATAATGTCACGACTGTAACAAACATTTCTAGAAACCCAACTACATCAACAACAGTAGTTGAGCCTGCGAGTGGACTACGATATCCTGCTCCAAACGAAAACTTCACTATTGATTATCAGTATTATCTCCCAAGAAGAGATAGAATTGTAATTTCGAAAACCGGAATTGTACGGGTAATCAAGGGTGTTCCTGATCTTGAGCCAAGAACACCAGCACAAGCAGCTGATGGTATGACTATTGCTATCGTTCATGTGAAGCCATTCCCATCACTACCACAAGAAAATGCTGGTAGAATTTCAACAGCAACTGCAAAACAGGGTAGAGCGGATCTCGCAATTCGTCTTGAACCTCGCCGTATTCGTAGATACACGATGCGCGATATTGGTGGACTAGAAGAAAGAATTGACAATTTAGAATATTATACTTCTCTTT